CAACAATTCCGCCAGCTTTACGTACGGTACGTACGCCAACCACCTTTGGCTTAGCAGCGTCAGCTGCTGCCTTAGTTGCAGCATCTGTTTGTAACTTTACCAGTTCTGCAATCTGCTGGGTAAGTGCTTCCACTTGTGCGTTTACCGCAGCAAAAGCAGGATTGCTTGTGTTGGCTGCACTTGTATTTGCTGCACTTGTATTTGCGCTGCTTGTGGTAACGGTACTTGTATCCGCCGTTCCGACCTTACCATCAATATAATTTTGACCGTTGTATTCGCCTGTATATGGTTTACCCTTAAGCATGAGAATACCATTGACAGTAGTAAATCCATCACCACCTGGTGTTTCTACAACCTTACCATCTACGTAGTTTTTACCATTGAACTCACCAGTCCATAGCGAACCGTTAAAATAGACAAGTCCATTTTGTTCGAAGAAGCCGTCTACGCCTTGTGGAAAACTACCTGTGACTTCACTGGTTCCAGTAACTGTAGTTGTTGATGTTCCAGTAACTGTTGCTGTTGTTGTATCAGTAGGAGTAACAGTTGGCGTACCAATAGTTGGTGGTATTAAACCAATAGCTTCTGCTTCTGCATCGTTAAGGGGAATTCCTAATGCTTGTTTTCTTTTTGCGGTTGCTACTAAAGTTGGGTCTGCTGTAACGGTTGGCGTTGGTGTCGTTGTGTTAGCTGGGATAATTGTGCCACCAACAATAGTTCCACCATCTACTTGCAATGTTTTCTGAGTATTATATTTTGCATTTAATGCTTCTGCTTTAGCAGCAGCTTGCGCTGCTTGCTTGGCTAGCGCTGCTAAACGTGCCTTCTCTGCAGATGCTTTAGCTTTAGCTGCTGCTTCCGCAGCTAACCTTGCCTTGATTCCTGCAGCATCAGCTTGCCCTTTATAGAAATTTTGCAATGCAATTGTAAGGGTGTCTACGGTGCTAGAACTGGTATAAAATCCTTCTCCGCCACCGTCAGTCATATATCTTGTAGATATCATATTTACCCCATGAATCCAAAGTCTTGAAGAATGCGACTTGCAATTCTTGTCTTCTCTTCTTTTGCGTTTTGAGTTAAGTCCCACTTAGAACTACGACGTGCCATCTTCTTTGCATCAAACAAATTAATTGGAGCTACATTTCCCTTTTCATCTGTTGCGTTTAAAGCGCGTTGTACATACTCATCGTTAAGGTCAATGGAATCTGCATCTGTTTCCCAGACGGTAGCCATAGCCTGTAACCATGGGTCTGCTGCCTGGCGAAGTGTTTGACCTTGGTCGATAAGGTTTGATAACCCAGGAGCAAATGACTTTGCTCGCGCCTGTAGTGCATCATCAACTTGCTGTGGGTTCAATGTTCCACCAACAAGACCTTTCATGCTAGTTTCAAACCAGTTGGTAAAGCCAGCATTAGACATAGTCTGTGGGTATCCATAGTCCCAAGCCTGCTTGTAGAGACTCTGTGCAAGAGTCTCAAGGTTTCCGCTTAACTTGGTATAGACAACTCGGTCGCCAATTTTATCGTTCTTGCTGAAGTCAATAGCACCAGCCATAAGCTTGTTAATGTAGTCAGCGTCGTAACGAACCACCTTGCCGTCTTTAATAATAGCTTGCTTCATATATTGTTCTGCATAAGTAATTGCATCTTGTGCGCTGATAGTTAGTCCATTAGCTGCAAACTTCTTGACAATCTCACTTGCGTTTAGCTGCAAATCTGCAGCAAATTGTCCAGGGTTTGTTTGTTTAGCCCAATCAAATTGACGTTGTGAGTCAGTTTGACCCTGCCACCAAGACGTTGCTTTAATCATCTGTTCTTGCAGATAAGGGTCTTCAATCATCGGACTGCCGTCCGTACCAAGAATTTTATTTAGCGCTTCCTGTAGGCTTGGGTTTGCAGCGATAACCGATGCAGCAAGACTAAATCGTGCAGCTAATAACTCAGGCGAAAGTTTATCTTTTGTTTGAGCTGAAGTTGTACTTAACGTTGCTGGGTCTGTAACAATCTTCGAACCAGCTGGTATGATTGGCTCTTCGGTTTCTTTTGGAAGGTCAGCACCAGTTTCGCTTGACATGTTTCCTTTATTAAGTTTGTCAACCTTAGCCTGGGCTTGAAGCTTTTGCTTTTCTAATGCAGCAAGACGCGCTTTTTCAGCTGCATCTTTTACAGACGTAGAGCTTTTTGTATCTCCAACAGGGATAACAATCTTCTGGTTTACACGGATAAGACTAGGATTGGTAATCTTTGGATTGACTGCAAGAATCTTTGCTACCGTAGTTTTGTTGGCTTTAGCCAACGCACTAAGCGTATCGCCCTTTTTGACCGTAACGGTTTTGTTTGCCATTACTGAACGACCTTTCCAATTGCTGTCTTATCTGAACCAATTAATCCTTCAACCAGTCTTAAAAAGTTTTTTGCTGCAAAGGACTCTGCGTAGTCAGGTAAACTACGAGCAAAGTTTTGTGCAAAAAGTGTTGGGTCAAATCCTGTTGATTGTGTGGCGCTTGTAACCGTAGTGCTTACGCCAGTAGCGCCAGACCCCTTAGTTGTGGTTGTGCTTGTGTTTTCATAAACAGATGGTTCTAACGCTGCCTTAGCATTAACTGCCTTAAGGTAAGCAGCAGTCTCAACGGATGATGCTGTACGACCAAGTTCTGAAACAACCGCCTTGTTGGCATCAGCAGCAGCGCCTGAAGCGCTGTAC